TGTCGATTTCTGGTTCGCCTATTACAACCAGCGGCACATTGGCAATCGGTTATTCCGGGACAGCTTTGCCCACGGCCAACGGCGGGACGGGTTTAACCAGCTTCACGGCAAATCAGGTTTTCTACGCTTCCAGCACATCGGCATTTGCACAATCGTCCAACCTGACATTTGACGGCACGAACTTGGGATTGTCAGGCGGCACAGCCAACGGTGTAGCCTATTTGAACGGCTCCAAAGTGCTTACTACTGGTTCTGCGCTGACGTTTGATGGGACGAATTTAGCTGCCACAGGTTCAATCTCAACAACCATTTCTAGCAAAACTGCTCAATTCAATGCGGCTGGCGGAAGTATTTACGCACAATTTGCTGATGGCACTACAACTTGGCGTCTTGGCACAGGAATTCAGGCGGCTGGTCAATTTAACTTGTATGACGTAACTAATGCACAAACAGCATTAACTTTTGTGCCTGGAGCTTCCGGTTACACAGCATTTTTGCAAAATAATTCCGAACAAATGCGCCTGACCAGCACAGGTCTGGGTATTGGGACAAGTTCGCCTTCAACAAAACTTGACGTTTCTGGTCTTGGTAGATTTGGAGGATATACAGTTGCCACACTACCTGCTGGGGTGGTTGGAGCAAAGGCTTATGTTACTAATGCACTTGCACCTGTTTTTGGCTCTACTGTTTCTGGTGGTGGCGCTGTAACAGTACCAGTTTTTTACAATGGTTCTAATTGGATTGTTGGCTAATTAGGGAAATATTATGGCTACTATTAACTGGACTATTGATTGGCTTAATCAATCTACCCAAATGATTAACGGATTTGAACAAGTAGTTTTGACCGCTGGATGGCGTGCTACCGGCACAGAAACCGCTAACGGCAAGGAATACAGCAACTCTATATACGGCACTTGCTCGTTTACAGAACCTCCTGCTGGTGACCTTAACTTTGTGCCTTTTGCCAACCTGACGCAAGATATTGTGAACGGCTGGGTGTGGGCATCTGGTGTTGACCAGACTGCTACTGAGGCTGCTATCAACGCCAACCTTGCATCACAAATTAACCCCGCAACGGTTCAACCACCATTGCCTTGGGCCACACCTGCGGCATAATACTCACGCCAACTTTTTGGCATTTTTTAACAGGAAAATACATCATGACCGAACAAACCCAACCCGCATCCAAAACCCAAGCCTTCATCTATTCCGCCGACTTGGTGAATGCAACTTTGCAATACTTGGCGACTAAGCCTTACGGCGAAGTGGCGAACCTGATTGCTGGTTTTAATCAACCAATCGACCCTTCCACCATTCAACAAGCCGCCGCCGAAGCGCCGCCCGAAAGCTGATAAATGGACAATCCAGTTACGCACGAACAAATTTATGCGCGTCTTTGCGCGATGGAATCCAAGGTTGACACAATAGAGTCAAACACTAAGGACATCATTGAGGCATTCAAGGCGGCGCAAGGCGCGGTGAAAGTGTTGAACTGGATTGCGTCCCTTGCAAAGCCAATCGGCATCATCACTTTGGTGACGGGCGCGATTATGGTGGGATGGCATAACCTGACGGGGAAATAATGTTTGACCCAGTAAGCATCGGCCTTGCGCTATCGGGCATTCAGAAAGCGGTAAAACTTGTCAAACAGGCAAGCCAAACCGTCGATGATGTGTCGGCGCTTGGCCCGGTATTGGGCAAGTATTTCACCGCAAAAGATGTCGCGGTAAAAACGTTAACCGCCGCCAAGAACTCGGGCAACGCCAGCAACATGGGCGCTGCAATCGAAATCGAAATGGCGCTGGAACAAACCCGCCAATTTGAATCCGAACTTCAAATGTTGTTCATGCAAGCTGGCAAGGTTGACGTTTGGAACAAAATTAAAGCTCGCGCTGGCGACATGGACAAAGCGGACAAGTTTGCCGAACAAGCCGCCAAGGACCGCGCAAAAAAGCAAAAGCAAGAACAAGAGGAATTTTTCATCATTGGTTTGGTGATTGTTTTGGTTATCGTTCTTGGCGCTGTTGGTTATTTCTTCATTCAAGAATCCATAGACTATGCTAAAAAGAATAGCCATCCTGTTCACCATCGCAATTAGTGGATGTTCGGACCGTTACAGGTACGTTTGTCAAGACTTTGACCATTTTCAAGACCCTGAATGTCAGCGTCCGCGCTGCCTTTTCACGCAAACCTGCCCGGACTATTTGGTCGCGCCCGTTCTGGAGAAACAAATTGATGCTATTCAGCAACCACCCGGACCACAAACTAACCGCTGAAGAAATCGAGGTCCGCATTTGGGCCATCGTTGTCTTGGCGATTACGGGCATTTTGTTTTTTATCGTCATTTGCCTTTTGTATTCGGTGACTTTTGTGGTTCAACCAATCAAGGCAATGGCTCCCATCGACCAAGCCTACACCAAGATGCTGAACGACATCGTTTTGTTGTTGGTTGGCGGGATAGGCGGCATTGTGGGCAAACGGGTCGCTGGCGGCGTTGCTGGCACATTGGCAGGGGTCAAACAAGCCACAGCACCAACAGCGCCTTGCGTGGCTCAAAATCAGTTTGTGCAACCACCGCAAAGTTCGGCATTTGGTGCAATGCCTGTTTTTGTTAATCCCGAACTTGACGAATCTTGGCGTCCACCACCACCGCCGACAACACCGCCCGAACATTTGGAATCGGACGATTTCCGGCAAGAAATAGCCGCGGCACGATTGGGAGCGTCATGACTTGGATTCTTACGTTTTTTAGCGACCTTTTCTACATTCTGGCAATGCTGGCGCTGGTTGGGGGCATTGCCCTATACGGCGTCAGTTATGTGGCGAAATGGCTTCCGGTGATTGCCACTTACGCTTTGCTGATGCAAGTCGGCGGCATTGTTTTGGCCTTGGGTGGTGGCTACTTTGTGGCCGAACACAAAGGTTATGAAAAACGCTTGGCCGAAGATAAAGCCGAAATTGACCGCCTAAATGCTGAAGCGCGGCAAAAAGAAGCTGAACTGGCCCAAACCTTGAAAGAAAAAACCGCGGCATTACGAAAGGCAACAAATGCAATTTCTCAAAAACAAGTTGTTACTAATCAGCGCATTGATGCTGGCGAGTTGCGGTTCCCAACCAGTTGTCCCGTACAAGCCAGTTCAGATGCCGGAACTCCCGCCGGAAATCCAGAAAATGGAACCCAATCTGAACGAGAGATTCTTAAAACTATTAACGACATCACCACCCAAGGCGACACCGCCATCGTCAGACTTAACGCCTGTATCGACCAATACAACGAAGTGAAAGGAAAGGTAAATGCTCAACAATGACCAATTAGCAAAGTTGGGCATCAATCCTTCATGGTTGGATGGCTTAAACGAAACATTCCAGCGGTTCAACATTGCCACGCCGCACCAGCAAGCCATGTTCATTGGTCAATGCGGCCATGAATGCAACAACTTTAAAACGCTGGAAGAAAACCTAAACTATAAAGCCGCAACCTTGATGCGTTTGTGGCCGAAACGTTTTCCAACACAGGAAATCGCCAACGAATACGCCGGGCAACCACGCAAAATTGCGAATAACGTTTACGCCAACCGCATGGGAAACCGCGATGAAGCGTCGGGCGATGGGTATCGTTTCCGTGGCCGTGGCTGCGTTCAATTGACGGGTCACGCCAATTACTATCATGCCGGACAAGCCCTTGGCGTTGACTTTGTGATGAACCCCGACATGGTGGCAACGCCGCATTACGCCGCATTGACCGCGGGTTGGTTTTGGGATACGCACAAACTAAACGCACCCGCTGACGCATGGGATTTCGTGAAATGCACCAAGATTATCAACGGCGGTTCAATTGGCCTTGCTGAACGCCGCCAACACGCTGAACACGCCTTGAACGTCTTGTCCTAAAAGGTGGAAGCCCTCAATTTGGCCTTTTAAATTCCATGCGAGAAAGCCAAAAAACCGCATGGTTCAGCATCCTTGAGCGTTGGCTTAACAGGCTTCCAAAAGACAACTGCGGGTCAAATCATAAGCAAAGATTGGATTTTTTGTTCCAGTTCTTGCAAAAATAATTTGACTTCAGTTTCTAATTCGGCCACATACACCGGGTCAAACGGGACGCGCTGAATGTAAAGCTGCAATCGTTCTGGAACTCGCGGGTCATACGAAACAAAATCCACCCATTTTCGTCCGGTACAGGCCATTTGCCATTGCATTTGGTCATGATACTTTTTAGGGTATTTTTTGTTGATGATTGTCTCGAAGTGATTGGCCGAATTCGGACACTTGATTTCTATCGCGCCATCATCCCCGACAAGGCCATCAGGCGAAGCGCCAGCGCGTTCAATTGTTGGGTGGCATATATAGCCCACTTCATCGACCATCACGTCCTTGGCTTGCTCATACGCGGCCCGAGCAAATGGTTCTTGCATCGTTCCCCATTTCATGGCGTCGTTGGTAAAAGATTCTTCAACCGTCCCGGTCAATCTTTCGCAAAGCAATTGAGACAAATAATTGGCGCGGGATGTGGAATAACCCGATTTGGTTTTGGCTACGATGTCCGAAATGCGCGAAGCCGTGACGTTGCCGCAACGAATTTGCTTCCATTCATCAGTCCCTTGAATCACTTTTGAGTAATCTGCGACATCCATCTTTTCCACTCCATGTTTTGTTTCGTCGTTTGTCAAAATAACCATCCACCCATTTCACAATGGTTTGCTTGCTGACGCCATATTGATTGGCCGCATCTTGCAATGATTCATAAATTTTTCCATCAATTTCCCAACGCCAAGCAATTCGTTTGTTTCTTTGTTGTTCGGATGCGGTGGCCCATCGACAATTTTCTTTTGAATAATTGCCATTGACATCGATGCGGTCCAACGATGTCCCTTTGGGTTTTTCCCCCATGTCCTTATAAAACGCTTCAAACGAATCTATCCATTGTTGGCAAATTTTGATGCCACGGCCACCATAAGACGGGTAATCTTTGCTTTTTTCGTTCAAGCAACGGTCTTTCATTGATGTCCATGTGTTGTATGTCCCGGTGTTTTTCATCCCGTGTTTTGTGTTCAAAACTTTCATGGATTCAAAAGCGCACCGTGGACATTTTGTTTTTTTGCCGTTGCGGATTCTTGTTGCTTCATACACCCCAATGTTTCCGCAATCGCATTGACATTGCCAAAGGACGTGATTGTCTTTGGTTCTTTCTTTCAATTCGCAAATAAATTTCAACATCTTGGCCTTTGCTGTAATGGTTTGCCAATCGTAAACCATTACGGCAATGTAGACAAGATTAAATTGCTGCTTTTTTGCGGTCTTTAAGGTCGAGAATTTGGTTTTGAAGCTGGATGTTACCGCCAGCAAACTTTAGCGCGGCAAAGTAAGCGGTTTTCAGTTCATCGTGCGTTCGGGCGTTTTCCATATTGGCAAGATATGGCGTCAAGTCGGCCAATGATGGGCCACCGCTGACTTGGTGGTTGTCGATTTCCACATCAATGGCTTCCGTCGGGATGCTGAACGCTTGGAAACAGGCGTATTTGTAAGCCGTGGACATTGCTTTGTTGGTGGCTTTGTCGGACGAATCCATTGCTTCACCAAACGTTTTTACGATGTGTTTTGACCCATCTTCCACGCTGACGAAATCGAATTCGGCTTCCACGGTGACGTAAAAAAGAACCTTATTGCTGGCGCTGACCCGTTCCGCACAGGTTCGGTTTAAAACACGGGGCAAAATGCAAAGCCCATGTTTTGGCAGCAATTCGGCCAAGGCGTTATAAACGTCATCGATGCCCCGAAAATGATAGATTGACCCGGAATCCGTCTTGCGGTTTTTGGCGATTCCACGCACCGACAAAGCGGCTTGAACGTCGCTGATTGCTTTATAGACTTTCATTTTTTGTAGAACTCCGATTCGCAAAGGTCATCCAAGCGCATGAAAGCGTCCATCAATGGGTCTTTTGTGGCCTTGACCACATCGGCGCTGGATTGATTCAACAAGCTCATTGTGCTGGCGATAAGCTGTCGGGCCACGAATGGCGTGATGTCTGAATCTTCAATTTGCCGAAGTTGGCTTAAAACGC